CGGCTTCCACTTGGAATAGTCTAGACTGTCGGAAATCATTCCCAGCGCCGCAACAAGCTCCTGGCGCCCTTCTCCGTTTCTGTCGAATATCATTTTCATAACTTATATATTTTCTTTCATACGGTTTCCCGGCGACACGTTCTCTTCCTGACTCACCACATTCCTGTACAGTCCGATACGTATATCTGTTCCCGGCCAGTTAGCATTGATATACTCCTGCACCGGCTTGCAGAGTATCATGTCCGGAATAGCCGTTTCAGACGCATTGTAGACCTTGATGGAATACAGTTTCTCGCTTCCACTGCTCAGTTTGTTTTCCAAAATGAGGTTCGCCAGCACCGGATCAATTCCGAACCCGGAGGTGGCAGCAGCGTCAGCCTTGTTGCTGATTCTAATCTGTGCCTCGATGTAATCCTTCACCTTCTTATCAATAGGAGTCACCTTCCATCCCTCAAAATCGTTGGCTTCATCGCTCCAGAACCGGGTGGTGTGCATATATTTTCCCACATTCTTCATCCCGGTAATACCTCCGGCAAATTTCTCCATGCATTCATCCTTGTAATCCTCCAGCATCTTGGCCGTATAGGTTTCCCCACGCTTGCGACATACGGATTTCAAACGTTCCTCCGCCTTGTCCCAATACCCTTGTGGAGATTCTATATGCAGACTGAGCGCGCTGGAATTCAGATTATAGTTATGCAGTAATGGTGCCAAGGTACCGGCTATTTCCAGCCAGTCAAAGGCTCCTAGAAAACGCGGGGTACTAACAAAATCCTTACAGAAGGAATAGATGTTGTAATATCTGGCCGACACCGGATATCGGAAAGGATCTGCCGGATCAAACATGGGATACCTCTCCATATATTCAGGATCCGGGAAAGGGAAATCTCCCACGACAATGCCTTCCGGATCATTTTTCCCAGGGGGAGGGTACAACAGTCTGGCACGCTGGTAAGGGATATGCTCCAACCTTAGTAGCTTTCCCCGCCCGCCAATACGGGGCGCACGGTTGCGGACAAACTTGATAAAGAAGCCCTGCATGTGGGTGAGATCAACCAGACAACGGTGCATACAAATCCGATAATCCCAGGAAGACATGTCCGACTCAATATCAGGTGCAAGCACCCATTTTTTGTAGAAACGGTTGTCCGTATCATCAATTGCATCCTCATAGAACCGGGGACCGTCCCCCCATTGCAGACCGGCAATCTTGCCAAGAATACCCTCGCCGGCATAGAACCGATCAAGCAGGCGCATGACCTCTCCGGGCATATCATTGTTATCCCCCATCGGAACGATATCATATCCGGCCACACTCATTTTCCTCGTGAAACAGGTGTTACGGTTATGGTTCAGCATGATACTGGAAGGTTCCCATCCCTTACCACGTCCTGATATGTCAAAGGAATAAAGCGATCCATTGCCGGGGTCCACAAAGCCGAAATTTCCGCTACGTCTTACCTCCATATTACAAAACTGTTTTCTGTCCGTTAAATTCCACTACCAGAATCTGCCAGCAGTTCAATGCGTTGCCTGTTTCCGTATCGACAAGAAACAGTTTATGACTGGCATTCTCTATTTTTTCATCAGAAGCCTTGGAACGAAGCCTGGCCGCTTTCAAAAACACCAGATCACCGCCAGACTGTTTCTGACGGTTGTATTTCCGGAATTTGATACTGAATGTCCCTTCAGCTTTGCTCACCGCTTTCATCTCCTCGACTGCGGTATATAAATTAATTTGTCCCATATTCGCTATTTTTCAAGCAAATATGGGACAAATGCAATATGGGATAAAGGACAGGACTACTTGCTTTGTGGATGCAATTTCTCTATCAGTCCTGCATAGAACCGAAAGAATTGCACCAAATCCAGATTTCTTTTCAAATTGTCCGGTTCCATCAACTCAAAGTCATCCAACAGAATATCCGTCAATTTCTCCGTATGCTCCCGAAAGGAACCGGGCTCATGATCCTGTATATTAGCCAGCGCATCTATCACTTGATCTGTTATGACAGCATTCGGGTTAAATCCTTCTTCTTTCATTTCAGGCCTCCTTCCAATATCTTAGGGTTTGTAGATTCACAGAAACGGAACTCGCCGCGTATTGGATAAATATGAACTATGAAGACAGTATTATACGGATTCTTATCGGGATAGACCTCAATATGTATATCATTGTTTCTGGAAACATCCACACGAAGCGGTTTGGTTCTTGGAAACTCTTCATCCAACATGGACGCTTTGGCACGAACACTCTCAATAAAGGCATCACGTGACAGTTCATCAGGAATCAATACATGAGTGAAAGTGGAAATCCACTGGTTCATAGCCCTGCCTTTATTGTTGACAGACAGGTAAGTTTTGGGCTCATCAATAAAGAATTTCATCTCATACCTCCTTTCCAAGCAAGATGTAACGACACAACAAACCAAGCCAGGCAAAGCAATGCAGGAACAGCCGACACAAAACCGGCACATACCAATGCAGAAAAAGCTAAGGAAGCATGAGCCATAAGGCACACCTGACGGTTAGACACTGATTCTTCAAGTACGGAAGAAAATAATTGATTTTCACGGTTCAGCCACATAGTTAGGACTGACGATTTGCTCACGACATTTATGTCGGTAGCAGGAATTGAAACTGTTTGTTTCATACGGATTGATTGCTTTAGCGTTTCGGCAATAATAGAACGCAAGAACGGCCGCCGTTTCCCGAGTTCGCTAAAACAATCAATCCGTAGTCACTCCGTAGAGCAATTAAGTTGATGGGAAAGGCAGCCGTAACTTTTGCACAACAAGTTGTGACTTCTACAATCTCCTATATATCATTTTGCTGACATCTGCAAAGTGAATCTGTATGGGCATAAAAAAAGCCCATTAAACTATCATGAGCATTAACCGCGCTCTACGTTCCTGACCAACAGGATTGAATTGTTTTAGCACTGCAAATATGAGAATTATTTTTTTATCCACAAACTTTTTGGGATTTTTTTTGAAGGCGGAGCACTGCCAGTGCCATGAAGGTAAGAGAAGCATGAGCCATAAGGCACATCTGACGGTTAGTAAACTTTCTTCCGAAATGAAAATTCTCTGATTTCAGTCATATAGCTGACCTCTCCACTGCTCTTACGGATAACGATAAATAATTAAGTGATTAAGAAACAACCACAAAAAAAGCCCCGAACTTAAATGGTACGAGGCATAAAATCTTAAATGTCATTCATTTATAGGTACATAAAATGTAGTTTTTGACGGAGTATAGATACCACAAGTAATAACCTCCAAAAAACCATTTAAAAAAGTATGGTGGTTTTTGATTGCATACTTCTGACGATCCCCAACATATTGCTTGATATCTTTCTTGTTTGATGCTGGTGATATCAACCCGAAAAGAAAATGATTGTTTGTCTTTGAGTTCAAAACTCTTTTAGGTTCGTCAATCTCCATGCCACCTACATACAATTGAGAACTATAACATGAAGACAACAATAAAGATAATGTGCTAACTAATACTAAAAGCATTACTTTTTTCATGATTTTGTTTTTTACGAGATTATTATTTAATTGGATCAGCAAATGTACTGATAATATCCAACATCCCGAATTTCCTAGCGGATTTTTATTACCTTTGCTGATGCATCAAAAATATGAACCATGACAAAAGAACAGGAAGATTTCAAGCAGTTACAAAAAGAAGTAAGCCTTATTTGTATGCACCTTTATCAGATCAAAAAGTTGATAATAAACAGTCTAATATTCCTTTTGCTTGGCCTGATAACAGGACTTCTGTTATAAATGCACATCCTGTTCACAGATTTCAATATCAGGCAGCCAAATCCGAAACATCTTTTTTACCTTGTTTACACAGCATTATATCAGTATAACAGCTACTGTAATTCACACAGGCATTGAATTCCACTTTCACACAATCCTTAAAAGGATTACCGATTGAGGGATTATCCCCAATCCAACTGCATAATTCAAGAATGGAAGATTTATTGGATGTAAAATACACAAACGAATGCTCCTTCAGAACATGCAGGACATTCAGATAATCAGCCAGATGCCAGTACATTTTATATGTTCCGACTTCTGTACTTAAATAAGGGGGATCAACCAGGAAAACCACCCCCGGAACATCCTTGTAACGTTTGAACACTTCCTTATAATCCTCACTGACAATGGTTAGCCCTTCCAGATAATCCTTCGCATCGGAATAGTCAGTCCGGTGGATAGTGTTATAAAACGTTTCTTTCCTCATATTATCCAGATTCAGCACATATTTCATGGAAAACAACAGGGATGACGACAATGTGATATAATCAACGTAGCCATGTTCCTTTTCCTCCTTTTCAATACGAGCCAATATTCTTTCACGGGCTTCACCGGTTATACGTTTCTTTCTGGGGAGTTCCGCTGTTATCCTTCGCAAATCTGCCAGCAACTGATTGGTATTCGGTATATTGTCAAGCCGTTGCCGGTAGTTGTCGAAATCATTATATACCACAACAGCATCAGGTCTTACCCGTTTGGTGATGTGGGACAGCAGCCCCGATCCGCCAAAAAGATCCACAAAAACGGTACTGTCTGGGAATCGGTCCAATACTTTGATGAATTCTTTGGCAAACATACGTTTCTGCCCCACAAACGGAAGCGGGGCAGACAGATACATATTTCTCATGTTACTTTCCATTTAAAAAAACGCCGCAAAGATCTTCTGAATTTATGAGAAACAGGCAGGATCAGGAGCGTTACCCACTGCACGACATATGCAGCAGATCAGACATTCAGTTCGAAACGGACAGTCTCGTCACCGGCAAGCAGTGCACGGGTACCTGGGATATTGTTCTCGTAAATATGTACATTTCCCAGGTAGAGGGTGATCGACTTCAGGGGAAGTTCTATCTGCCGTGCCATCAGGTACAGATGATAAATGTCAGCAGGCAATCCGAGATTTGCATCACTGCTGCGCTGGTATGCGGACAACACCAGTTCTCCATTGTCAATCTGAAACTGCACCAAGCTCAGGCAGGGCGTCTGGTTGCTTTCCACACCGGTCTCACCCAGGAAAAGCACATAATTCTTACTGTTACGTTTCTCCCTGTTGATTTTGTCTATGAGTGGCGGCAGCTTCTCAAAATAGGTGGGATAAGAGTTCACAAGAATGGATCCGCAATAATCCCACCAATTGATGCCGGCCTCTCGGTACTTCTCCACGTTACGTTCCCCCTGCATGAACAGCTGGAGCTCGCTACGGAGCTTCTTACGGGCAATATTATGCCCCTCAAAGATATCCAACAGATCCGCTGGTGTAAGTACCAGAACCTCATTCAGAAGGTACTGTATGTTCCCCTTCCTGTTTGATTGCGTTTTTCCTGTGGCAAGTATCTTGTCCAGTACCTGATAATACTTGTTCATAGCCATTCCTCCTTATAAAAATGAAACATCCTAAAGATAGGAGAAACAGCACAGTTCGCCTGATAAAACGGTCCGCTCATACTGCAAACGTCTTACAGTCACTCCGAAACCGCTTAACCAGGGCATAAATCGTTCTCTCGCTGACCGAATATTTTTCAGAAAGCACGGCAACGACATAAGATACTTTCTCTCCTTGGCTTGTCCGGTACATGTATTCCGAATATAACTCCACATACTGGACATCCTCCAGACGGACACCCGCCTCCTGCAACTTTTTCAGCAGCTCACGATTAAAGTTTATTATCTCTATCACTTTCATACAATAATATTTGATTATCTTTGCGCCATCTCACTCACATAACATACAAAATGCGTCACACCGCAGCAGAGGGTATTTGCCCCCGGCTGTGCGGTGTGACGCATCTTTGTGTAAGTATGTGGGTGAGATAACTACTTACAGGCCGGGGGTTCTTTTTCGCCTTCCCCCGCAAGGCATTTCACAAGATCCAGTGAAAAACCATCCAAAAAATGACTGATTTTCCCCTTATTTTCGTATTTATCATTCAAAATGTGCGTATTTCAGCCTTGAATTTTGCTGTAAGAGCACATAAATATCTAGTTTTCAATAAATAACACCATAAAACCAAAATCTTTAAAACCATGTCTCTTGTTTCCGTGCGGGCCGCTCAGAAGTCCCGGGGCAATTGCCCCGGGCAATTTTCGTGAAATATGACAGAGAAAAACGGCGGGATGCCTGGTACGGACAGAAATCACTCCTCAAAACCGGGAATATAGGGATTTGCATTATTGCCACGGGCAATACGGACAATGCGACGCCAGTTTCTGCGCATCATCAGGTATTTGAAAGCGTCACTGAAATTGGTAGAAAACATGGGAAGTTTCTTCGGGGCAAGCTTTTCACTCTTCTTGATCTTGAACACCACCTTGGTTTCACCCTTATAGCGGATGCCGGCTGGGGCTTTCTCAACACTGCTGACCATTTCACGGCAATTCACCGCATCAACCAGCAATCGGGGCAATTGCCCATTCTCTCCCTTCATCAACTCCTGCATGAATCCGTATTCCTCCGACTGGGGGATGATACTCTGTCTGCGGCTCATCAGAATGACGGTCCATCCGGTCCGCCGGCCATCGGCATCCTTCTCTATGGCATCCTTTATCTTCCTGGCATAATCCTCCCCCTGTCTTTCAAAATTATTGCCGGCCCGGTCATAATACAACGACAGTTCCTTACATTCATGTGAAGCAAAGAAATCCAAGAACTGGTCAGCCAGCTCACGGAACCATCCGGGAGGTATCTCGAAAAAGTTTTTGTGGCATCGGTAATACGCTCCGTCTTCCTGCCCAATCACGAATGAAAGCATGTTGCCGAAGTCCATGCCGCCATCCAAAGGCTCGTCATGCCGCAGATAGCGCAACTCCCGACTATTTTCCGCCGGCTCCCCTCCAGGACTCCCGTCATAATACTTATGCCTTTGCCCGAATAATACATAGAAGCGGACATCACGCCGGAGACCGGGCCGCATACCCAGCACCGACTTGCAGAACTCATGCAGTTCAAGAGTACCTTGATATAAGTTTCGTATATATTCTGGGGTCAGGATATCAACATTGACCAGGGAGGATGCGTTAAGAAAAAAGGTTTGTCTGCGGCGCAATTTGCGCAAGGCCCGATCATAATAATCTATTTTCCTTTCCAGACGCGCCAGCACGGAGTGACTGGGATTGTCTTTCTTCTGCTCGCGCAGTTGCTTCAACAGCAGCCCGTTCCGTTCAAAAGCCGCCTGTACAATCAGAATTATACGGTCTGGATCCATATTGGGTGCATAACGGAAATACCAGTCATATTCCCCCTCGTTGACATCCGGCATATCAGTGGTGATCGTCAGACCAAGAAACAGATGCGATGCCCCGTAAGTGAGAGAATCGCCACGTAGAACAGGCATGGCACGGTTCACCTTCTCGTCCTTGTCATATTTTGACTCGTCATAAAACAGATGGACCACCGATTTGCCGGCAAGCAGTGAAGGGTTATCCAGCGAACCCATAAAAATAACACTGCCATTCCAGAAGGAATAGCAGTTCCGGTAATCATTGACAATTATGGAGCATTTCGCCTTCCAGGAGGCTGGCGGTTCCTTTCCACGGATATAATGCACCCCCTCGTACAGCCCCATCATTTCCCATCCCTTCTGTACGGCGGGCATGATGTTGTCCTTCAGATTGGCATAAGTGTTGGCGACAAAGGCGAAAGGCGCACCGGGCATTTCCCAGATACACCTGTATGAACGTCTGGACTGTATGACCGTACTCTTGGACATACCACGCCCGGCTATGACAACCAGAATGGTCGTATCCACGAAATCGGTCAGCATCTGGACATTATGGCTGAATTTTACATCCACATCCTCATCATTCGCTATCTTCCTCGCTAAATTCCTCGATATCATAAATCATACGTTTTTTCAAATCAAACTTTCTTATCCGTGCGTCCTCTTTCAGATTATCACGCACAGCAATAGGTATCTCCGGTATCGAGTCGATGAAACCCTCCAGTTCCTTTCTATCAATGGCGGGAACGCCCAGATCCTCACGGCTGGCCGTATAGATATCAACCTTTTTCTGGTTTAGAAGCTCTTCCGGTATCTCCGCCTGTTCCTTCCTGAAGCATCTGCGGTATTCACCGGCAAGTTTCAACAAGGCCCTTGCCTCCTTGATCTTGCCGGCCAGGAAAGCGGCGTCCGCCCACTTCTCGGCACGCTCGGCATACAGGGCAGCAAACGCCTCCGGACGGATGTTGTCTTGGGTATAGAAAAAATTGATGCTGTCATTATACACCTGCCGGGCCATCCAGTCTGACAGGCTGTACGGTTCCGACTTCAGCAGCCTGATTATTCCTGCCTTTGTCACCATCCTGCCGTTAGTGAAACGCATCCTGGCACGCAGACCACGTACCATCTCCATTAGAGAGAAATACTCCCTCTCTTCCGGACGCAAAGAATCCAGCGTTCCGGTGGAAAGAATGCGCTGGATCTGATTCAGATCAACCTTTTCAAAGTCCACTCTTGAAGGTCTGACCGGCAATTCACTCATATTCATCCATATCTTTTAACAGATTCTCAAACAAACGGCGTTCCTGGATCTCCGTTAGCAGCTTAACGGCATCAATATTCCCGTCCTCAGCTGCTTCGTGCAGCTTTATCTCGGGAGCGGCCCGTGAGACAAGCACGCCTTCACGGATCAGCCCTCGAATGGTGGTTCCTGGAATACCGGCGTCATATACAAAAAGAAAGCATTCAGAAGCGTCAAGGCCAAGATAGGCGGCAATATCCTCCGGCGCATAACCTAAAGAGGCCATGCGGCGAACATCATTTTTTTGCTCTCCAGTTAGAGCCAGGCTGTCAGGGGGAATATCATTCATAAGATAATTTGTTCAAACATTCTTCTAGGTACGCCAACTCGCATTTTTTTGCAGACAGTAAATGGGCAAACTCGCCACGGTCACAAGGGTGGGAGAAACGCTCCATTTTCAGGAGTAGCCCATTGATCCCGTCCTCCAGCGTCCCCTTCCGAAATATCAGTTTTTTTTTCTGTTTTCCAGTTCCTTTTCGGCGGCCGATTTCATAGATTCCCATTTATCCACTGCCGCCAATGCCTTCGCACGTTCCTCCTCACCTTCAACGGTTTCAAGCTTCTTCTTCCATTTGGACACGTTGCTGGCCGCATTCTTACGGATATTCATCACCTCAAGATCACTTTTGTTGGAAAGCTCGTCAGAAGCTAGATAGACGGCAATACGGGGATGTTTCCCGAGCAGCACATGATTGTCACGGTAATATTCCAACTCCTCCCAGATACTCCGGTCCTCCAGGTAATTCTCCACAGTTGTTTTGGCTATGGCAAATGCCTGTTCCAGCTCAACGTCATCCGGCAGTTCCCCCAGTTCCCTGAAAGTTTTTAGATAAAGGTCATAGGCCGTGAACATATCGGCAACCAGTATTTTCAGTACATCCGGACAATCCGGAGAGTTGAGGAAGGGGAAACGGTCACGGAAACGGATCACATTTTCCACAACCGGGGTGACAGGAACATTCACTGCGGTTTTCTCAGCCTTGATCTCTTCCACCACTATAGAAGCTGAAGATATGTGGGGAGAGTCCACTGCCTTCCGTTGCATTGTCCTGAAAGCCGTTTCCGAAATTCCGGCAAGCTTGCGCAGTTCTTCCATCAAGGTGGCACGAAGCAGGTCTGTTTCGGCATTCCGCCGGAAAGTGGCTTTCAGCATCAGATTAAGCCCGTACTCCTCGTACAAAGCAATCCCCTCACGATACGGACGGGGACCGCTCAGATAAGCAATAATTTTTTCTTTCATACGATAAAATTTACAATGTACCATACAAAGAAAAAGCCCGGCAATTGCCGGGCAAAAGACAGGTCGAATAAAAACAGCTTTCAATAAGAAAGTCTGAGTGAACCTATTTTTTGAGAAATGTCTTTCAGCGCATGATTGAATCTGTCCAACTCCTCTTTCAGTTCCCCATGGATGTGGTGAACACTGTTAATACTATATTGCCGCATCTGATCAAAACTGCGCCACCTCGTAATACTTGAAGAAATAATACAATGCCACCTTATGCCATTTGGTCAGGTCCTTGTCTCCGGAAAGTATGGACGATACCGTACATTTGTCAATCCCGGTATAATTACTCAGGTGCTTGGCCTTCAGCCCTAATTTTTCCATACGTTTCCTGACCCATTCGACAGTAATGCCGTCAATATCCTTGCGGTCAAAATTAACAGCGGAAACTGTCAGTTTCCAGTCTTCCGGAATCTCACCTTTAAACATTTCCCGGACACGCTCGTGAAGTTCCTTTTTGGAAAGGAACTGTCCATTCACCAGATCCTTCTGCTCCGCACGGACAATCAGACGGCCTTCGGAGAAGGAAACAATTTCAATTACAATATGCGCCATACGTGCATACTGTCTGGCAAACTCATCAAGTCTCTTTTTAACCTCTGGAGAAAGAGGAAGTAAATCCAAATTTTTCATACTGCATCAATTTACGATTGATTATCGGAATATTTGTTTTTAATCTGTAAAAGGAAGGGCCGAAGCCCTTCCCGTCACAATTTGACAAGTCTTAAATGCGTCAGGTCGAAAATCGCGATCTGCCTGTTTTCACGTCCGAAGCGCTTGGCTGCTTCCAGATCTGTGAAAATCCGGATGCTGTCGAAATAAAACTGTCCGTTTTCTTCATTCAGCCATCCGCCGACTTTCCTTTCGTGCTCTAAAGCATGGTTAAGAACTCTTCTCAGACCATCTTCCCCGAAACTGTCCTGAGTTTCAAGATAAGCGACTGAGATGCCTTTTGTGACCTTTTTTAAGGTTGTAAGGTCAACCGTGAACCCTTCCGGGTTCTGTCTTGCTATCTCCTGGATAGCCTTGAACAATTGTTCCATAATTAAAAGAACTTATGCGGACGTCACCCGCGTTTGTTATGACACTGCAAATATACGAAAAAGTTTGTTACTAGCAAACTTTTTCGTATATTTGAATAATAAAAAAAAGCGGAACCGAAGCCCCGCTTTCCTGAAATAATGAAACCTCACTAAAATAAGAATATGACTTATGCCTGATAACGGCTCTGCTCAATCCATGTACATGTACCGGAACCGGATTCAAAAGCCTGAAGGGTTATCTGGCTGCCCGGACTAGCGGTGAAGGTTTCTCCGCCACGCAGCAGGAACTGGCCGCCGTGAGCAATTGTCGGAGCCACGCCTGACGCTACACCCAGCAGGGTCATCACTGCACCATGCCGTCCGCCGGTCACTTTATTTATTTCCGCTTCACCACCCTGAAGCTGATATTGCCCTTCCGCCGTAAACGGGATGGTAGTGGCAGACGCGCTCACACTCGCCACCGGTTCTTCCGAAGGAACAGTACCCTTATAAATGGCGATGTCATCCCCTTTACTGATCTGGGTAAAAGTGAATTCAGAGGAGTTGGCATCCTTGTTACCGGTATAATTGACTCCCATCTGCATGGGATTGCAGGGAGAACCGAACAGATCCTTGTCCTGACCGTCACAGTAGCTCATTATCACGATACATTTCCGACCGAGCCAGTTGGTCTTGAACTCACGGACCGCCTGCTTGTTTCCCGGATGGTTCCCCTTGACCGTAGGGGTGAAACCAAGTGCGTCAGGATCTCCGTCTGTATTGCTTGTAACCTCCACGGTACCGGGAGTGAAATAGATGTCAGTAGAATAACATCCAGGCTTCAATTGTATGTTCTCGGTCATCAACACACCGGCCGAGTCACGTGCCGGGAACACCAGAATATCATCCACATCAATGATACTCATCATGTCGCGCGGGTTGATCCCTTTACCCGGATTACCTTCCGGGCGCTTCACTGCTCTTTTAACGTATGCCATAATTATAACAATTTAAAATGAATAACAGGGGCGGATTACTCCGCCCGTAAATTTAACCACGTGCCACCTCATAGAATTTGCCACCTGCATAAGTCAGCATGATAAATTTGCCGGCGCTGAGCGTCATGGCATCAGTCAGGACAAAATTACCACTATTAGCGATAGTGGACGCATTCGTATTCCCGGCCCCGTGAATGGTATACACCTCACCTTCCACCGCATCTGTGAAATTCGTGATGGCCGTCGCTTTGGTATTGGGTCCCGTTACGAACACCGTGGCACCCGCCAAGGATGGAGTGGTTGCATCGTTGGCGAACTGTAATGCACCGGAAGCTGCCGTATCACGTCCGATTTCGATGAATTTCCCGTCAGAACGTTTCATCAGACGTATGGTGTCCCCTTTCTTCGGTATCCAGTCGGCACTGATCAAGCTGAACTTATCGGATTTGGTGATCTTTACCCCCTTGTCCTCGCTGCCACACTTGATGGTGACAATTTTACCTACTTCGGCGTTCTCAATATCCGTAATGGTGAACAGGCTGGTGTTGGCCACGGTCTGTACACTGGTATGCAGGGCTACGTTCGGGTTTTTGTCCTTCTCCCCGTCAATGAAGGAAGATGCAGGCCGGTCATACTCGTTACAGAAGATCATCTGGCGGCTGCCGTCCATATCCTCTTTTTTCGTATATTTGAAACCTACCGCACGCGCCCAGATGGATTCCTTCCACAAGGACCATACCTTAAGCGTCCAGTCTTGTTGTTCCAAGCTGAAATTTGTCATTTCACCGGCCACATGCTCGAAGCATTTGATATTGCCCTCCATCGTCCAGAAAATACGCTGGTGATTGTCTGCGTTCGGAATCGGAATCAGCTTCACAGCCGGATATTCCTTAACGTACATCATATTGGCCTTGTAATCCTGGTTCACACCATAGTGCAGCTCGTTGTATTTGTGATACCATACTACCATATAGCTGGGAAGATACAGGGCCAGCTGCCCGCTGTCACGGTACACGGCAGGAATCATTCCCGTACCCTGGAACAGTTTCTCACCGATATTGGCTTCCGTGATCTCACCCAGCACAAACGGCTTGATCTGGTAAACGGTCTTCCCGTTATTAATGTCAATGAAACCGTCAACCTTCTTTCTCAGCCATTCATAAAGCCCGTCGGCCGCTTCCATGGCGCGTCCCGGCTTGTTAAGGTCAGGATCCTTGCGCACGCCGTTGATACGGCGCAGTTCACGCTCGTTATGCAGCTTCTTGGCTGTTTCCGCCAGAATGTATTCAATGAACGACCATTTGATCGCCTGTGATCCTTCCTTGTTGAGAGAGCCGATCCAGGTCTTTTCCAGCTGCTTCAAGTCACGGAACTTATGGGCGAACATGACACTGAACATACGCAATGTCTCGTTGTCGAACTCATATTCACCTTTGGTCACATTGTCGAAATCACTGGAGGTGTTGTCAGCCTGCGAGAACTCACCCAGCCAAATGTTGACCAGAGTGGCCAGATCCTGATATCCGCTCTCCACCGGGAAGATGCTCTCGATACTGGGGAGCTTGGTCAGGAATGACTGCAAACGGTCCTGCCAGCGGATGCGGTAGAACGCACCAAGGTCCTCCTTCAGACGGCCGTAATCCACGGAACTTTCCGCACGGACCTGAATATTGATTCCCTGATTTGCGAGCAGAGCGGCACGGGCACGCATGTTATACGGACGATCCAGCGCGAACATCTCACCCTGCATACCTCCAAGCTGCTTGTCATCATCCAGGTTGAAGGCACCGGCACCCGTATTTTGTTTCAGACCGGCACCCGCACCATGGTCCGGCTCCGGCAATGCGCTCAGTACCGAAATCTTCTGCTTCAGCTCCGCTATTTCGGTATCTTTCCGGGTGATGGCCTGCGTCTTTTCCCCGTCTGTCTTTCTTATTGCATCCAACTGCTCCTGCAAGGAAGCCATTTCAGATACTTTCTGCGCCAGCAGACCACGAATCAGCGCCTCTCCCGAGTTCTCAACAGGACCGGCCTGCTGTTCCTCATCCTTAAAACCATTTTTCAACGCTTCCCCGAAAGGAGTTATGAACTTCTCATCGAAGCCAAGTTCTTTCAGCTTGGCTACATCATCGGCATCGAGGATATCCTTGTCCTCAGCCTTCTTCCACTCTTTCAGCCCCAGCAATCCAAGGATTGCGCCGGCAAAGGTGGACATTTTAGAATACTTTCCCATAAAAATAAAAATTTAAAAGATTTGATTTGTCTTGTTGATGACGGACTGCGCCAGAATCCAGCGCGCAGCTCCCTCCAAAGTGTTATAACCGTCCGCCAGTCCTTCCCTGATCGCTTCATCACCCATAAAGGTCGCCCCGCGGAACACGGGGGAGTCCTTGTCATAAGCGATGGAAAGGTTCTCCGAAACGGTCCGGCAGAACATCATGTGCAGTTTTGACAGCTTTTCCTTATAAGGTTCCTCGTTATTGTTTTCCGCAATCTCCCGGTGTTCCCTGTTTTTCAAGTCGGCCGAATCCGGGTAAATCTCCCGATAATCGATTCCTTCTTTTTTCAAGGCCTCCTTGGCATTATAATAGGTACCCACAACACCGATACTACCCACCTCGCACATCAACGAGCCAAGAAAGCGCTTGTCTGCGGCTGATGCCAGCCAAAAATGTGCGGAAGCACAAGCTCCGGCAATGTAAGCGACTACGGGTTTGGGACATTCGGATATCATTTTTGACGCATTGTCCAGACCGGTAATCATTCCCCCCGGTCCATTTATCCACAAAATGATGCCTGCAATACGGTCATTAGCTGTCGCCTGTGCAATATATTCCTGAAGGCGGAACGTCTCCCAGGCATAGAGCGTCCCTTCCAGCACAATAACGGCAACCGAATCGGAAGGAAGACCGCTGTCTTCCAAATTCCACCGCCCCACAAAATTCAGATCCGATGCGTATGCGGTCACGGTATCTTTTTCAAAAAATGCCTCTACCTCCTTAAAATTGCCGGAATGTATTGAAGGAAGGATCAGTGAGACCAGATTGTAATAATCCTCTCTAGCCATGGCCCATTTTTCATTGAATATTAACTGAATACGATTCATCCGTTCTTTTTTCCTGCAAAATAAAGAACAGATCCATCCATGAACAAGGACACGGAGAAGCGGTCATCACACCCGGTCATGAAAAGACCGTTTTTCCACATAAAAACACCTCCAAAAAGGACATGGAAAGGACAAAAAGACACGCTACGTTACATAAAATTATCTGTGTTTATATTCCCGAACGGAGGTTTTACGGCGCATCTTTCGCCGCCAGCGCTGGTAATCTTTCAGAAGTGCTTCCACGCTCAGACTCTCAATGCAATACTTCCGGAGAAAGTACCAGGCCGAATTGATGTAGTCTATACCATAGACATGTTTGTTTTCATCAAACAGGTCATGAAGCTCCGCACGCATCATTGTGTTTATTTTCCTGGAAAGTATTTTGGCTCCCCTCTCGCCTATATAATTATAGGTAGCCAAAGGTTTGCCACCCGGAAGGTGTGCCTCTCGGCGCTCCGGCAACACAAGCTCCAGATTTCCGCTATCCACAGGGCATCCGGCAGGACGTTTCTGCAAAAGATCATAGACGAAATGGTACAAATCAAGATCTGAAGGCAGGCGGACTACCTTGCTGTCCGGGGTTCCATACTTGCCTATTAGATATTCGGCTAAATAATTTTCTATCGTTATCTTCGTGGTAATCATATACTTATGTGTTTATACAAAAGTAATGATTTAAATTGAGATAGTCAAAGAACAACCGGCTAAAGATGGACCGGCTTCCAAAAGAATCATGAAGGCCGTTGCAACACCCCTTGAAAAACAAAGGGGGGATTTTCGTGCAACCGTACGATCTGATGATTAATATTATTGTAATATATTGAATATCAATATATTGTACACTGCACAATTCGCGCACGATTTTCGTACGAAATGTAAAACCACGCACAAAAAGCCATAAAATACGTTTTTGGACAAATCGAACGGAATCGTGCAAAAATTGTGCAGACATAAATATTTATATATCAATATATTATAATCAAAAAAAACGCAGTTGCACGATTGCACGAAAATTTCTTCATTTTTTATAAGGGTATATTTCTTAAAAGTTAAAAAATAAAAAAAAGAATATATAGGCCGCCCGTTTTCGAATAGATCGCACGATTGTCCAAAATGTTTTTTCTGGGGAAAAAGGGGTATGAGGGGAAACAAAAAAGTCCGGAAAACCGGACTTTTAAACTATATGTCTTCAGGATAAAATGCCTGCGTTATGAATTCGTATTCCCGGGGGAGCGACCGCACGCCCACAATAACACACAAGCCTCTGGCAGCCATTTCATAGAGCCTCTGGTTGGTCACAGGGGAGTTCCTGAAGTTATACTGGGCGCACATCACGAAATAAGCCGTGGACAGGTCACAGGAATAAAGATCCTCCTGTATCAGCTTGGCCGCATCACTAGGTATCAGGGCAAAGCCCAGCCTGACCGCAAGCCTTGAAATCATCTGTCTGCGTGTCCGGACATCAGGACATACCGCCACAAAAATTTTATTCTCTTTTTTCAGCATATTGCTTCCTTTTTATTTGCATATCTCACTAAAAATCACTAACTTTACAATGATATAAATTGGGATATATCATACATTTCTATCCGAGTAGAAATGCCTGTAAGGGACCGCAGGCCGCCAGGCCGGACAACGCCGGATCTCACTCCTGTCATCAGAAAACTCCAGCAATGCGTCATTAATGCTCTTGTGGAACAGCTCCTCTATGATACACATTTCGGCCACATCCATGAATAGTTCCAAAGAGCGGGCTGTGCAGTGCTCGGATACAATGATGGATCCTCCCTCGGGAATCCGGAGCAATAACTCCGTCACCCGGTCATAAAACCTTTTGAAACGGCCCGGATCACGCTCGGCCAGAGGCATTACCTTTTCCAATATTTCCTGATAACTTCGTGCCATGTCAGTAGTCCAGTCTCAAATTTCCCGGAAGATCAGGATCCAAGGGATCTTCTCCCGGTTGTATGATCTCCTTGCCGGTACCGACCGTGAAATACTCCACTCCGCCGGACTTGTCATCCACGACAGGACGTCCGTCCTTATCGACCTGATAGGGGAGTCCGGTCTTGCTGTCATATTTCTGGGGGTTAAACACAAAACCTTTCCATTTGCAATACATGACGAATTTTTTCTTGAATGAGGCAGGGGTATTATATTTCCGCTGGGCCGGATCATACAAGCACAAGGCGTCGAACAGCTCTTTCTTCACCAAGCGGCAACCGATATGCTCCGGTGCAGAGAAATACTCGTCAGCCCAGGAAATGAAGGTTTCCCCGATCTCCTGCCGCAGTTTGCGCTCCTCAAGCCGTTCTCCAGGAGCTTGGACCACACCGAACGTCAGATACAGTTGGATACAGTTGGCCAGCAGGTTCCAGCACAGGTTCCACTGGTCAAAATCCCACTCGGTAAAGAACAACGCTCCGAAATCGTCAACCGGTTTGTGGCTTTCATTATAAAAATCGGAAAAGGCCAACAGCCACTGGCGATCCGTGAAAGAGGAGCCGGTTCCGCGGATGGCATGGTTCGTGGCAATATAGATTTTGGGAGACTGCGAGAACGACAGCGTGATACGCCGCCCTCCCTTGTAGTTCACGCTCCAGTCCCCGGTAATGTTTGGAAACAGAAACTCGAAGTTGAAGTTCTGAAGCACATCATCAATAAACACCAGCTTGGTTTTCTCCATCACGTCATTCCATACAAACTGGTCTTTGAAGATGTCGGAGTTCTTTCCGGGAATATAGGCTATAGGCATGACGTTCCTCATGAGTTCCCCTATAAGGGACTTTCCGGAACGCCCGTTTGACTCGCCGACCTCCGACTGCTTTCCATCCATACCGATCACCGCACGCGCCACATTGGAATCCTTCGCTTCCATCAGCATGTACCCGATGGCGCACAGTTTGGAAAGCAGATGGATATGGTTCTCGTTCTCCTCCTCGGGAGTCACCTCGCCGCTTTTCTTCCTCCATGTGAAATTGCTGGCATTGATCAGGAATTGCAGATAATGGCAGCGGTGTCCGTCTTCGGTCAGCTCATAGGAATACGTATCAGCGTCCTTCCTGAAGGTGACAAGCTGTTTTCCCAGATATTTGGCCGGATAGTCACGTCTCTGCTCCTCCCAGATATGATGTGAGATATTTTCATAGCCCATTTCCTTTACGCTGTCACGGGTGACCAGCCAGCACGATTTGTCAAAATAGAAATACTGGCCGTCCCGGGAAGGCTTAATGAAATCGGGCTGTATGTACTCCAGCAATGAAAGCTTGTCCGGTCCCACATACTGCGACACCCCCTTGATCAGCATCTCGTTCACTCCCACGCAGCAATTATGCTTGGCGAACTGGAACAGGTAGTCCCGGACGTCGCTCGCCTCCAAGGACCTAACCAAGGGAGGTTCCAGATGGATGAACAAGAAACTCTTGTCCTGCCTTCTCAGGCGCCCAAAACCACGGTTCTGTAAAAAGTTCTGGGAATTCACGTAACAAAACTCATAATCCGATCTTTCGTTATCTTTCCCCTCATTCCTCTTGACCACACGCCAGAACTGCTCGTCCGCGTCAAAGGGCTGAGCCGATACGACCTTGCCATCCTCATCGAATTTCCAGCGGTAACGGTTGAAAAGGAATTCCGGAAGATTCTTCAGCAGATCCTTGTGGCGCTCTGCAAACGCCTCATGGGAGTGAAGACACCAAAGCTCCATCAGCCTGTGGTCAGTGAAACCGGTAATTTTAAACATCTCTACATACTGGCCGGAACCCTTCTTATCATTACAGGCATAATCAAAATCCGCGGCCAGCTCGTCCTCTTTTCCCAAAAGAGTATTGGCCAGCAGGTCATCAAGCCCCTTGTCCCCTGCATCATTTTTGCGGATATGCCCTACAAATATCTCCAGATAGATGTCACGGTTCTTCAGACTACGCATATACTCCTTGAAATTCCTGGCTGCGGAATAAAAGTTCCTGGGACGTTTCTCAACCGGATCGTTTATCTTGATATTACTTGAGATATCATCCCAGTCCGAATCAAAAACAAATGCCACCTCCCTGACCTGGCAACCGGTGACAATCCTGACGAAATCCTCCGGTAGCGAGCCATTATTTCCCAGATTCTGTATCCCCGACACGGCAATGGACGGGATGCCATGCTTGCACGCCTTCTCCGCTTTCTTCTCACCCTCCTGGATATACAGGCGGTCTATCCTCGTACCGCTCTTGAAGGCGGTGCGTATCTTTTCCGGAATATATATAGGAGTACCGGACCCCCGCGGCGATTTGTATTTGAAAGGCTTCCCATCCTTGTCCAAATGCATTTCCGGGAACTGCCAACGAATGCGGTAGTATTCCTTCATCTCTCCGGCCGCCCTGCGCTTGTTATCCTTCTGGACATAACGGACAGGAAGACCGTCCAGATCATAATATTCTATGATGACATCATCCCCCTTGGCCGTCAGCATTCCCCGCTCATCAATCGTTCCCGGTTTGAAAGTACGGCACTGGAACACGGATTTCGTATCATCGGTCTTGTACACACTGGCGGTCACATCCTCGAAAGTCAGTCCCGAGGCGGCCAGCATTCGGGCGCAATAAGAACCCGTATCCAGCCCTTTGGCAGCCTTGCTTCCCTTCTTCATCTTCTGGACCGGTTTCCCTGCCGGTTTGTCCGGAGGGGGGTCCAGCAGCACACAGAACTTCTTGGCAAGGTATTCCAACGCATCTGTATAACCGTATCCTTCGATATTCATCAGATACGACACGGCACCCTCTCCGCCAATCTGGCAGGAGAAGCACTTGAACAGATTCTTGCCGGGGCTGACCGTGAATTTCTTCGCGCTTCTGCACTTGGGGCATTCGCAAACATAATCCTTGCCGGATTTTCTCAGTTCCCGGAAATCCTGCACAACGTCAAGCAACCTGCCGTCCGACGCTGATTTTATCCTTGATATTTCGTTTTCATTAAAATACATAACAAATAATTATATAAATAAGCCGCAACTTCATAAGACAACACAAAATTACCGGATTGCAGCAACCCGGAATGGACCGGAAATGATGATGTTCCCGGAACACTTTGCACCTTTCAATTCATTGACATCTTGTCCCGGTTCACTGTTTTAGTCCTTTCGTACTCCAGCAGAGCGGACGTCACCGCCTTCCGAAAGTTCTCATTCACAGCTATTGCACCATAAAGCAGCCTATGTAGTCTTGCCCCCTTACAACTGGAAACATGTCCGGCAAATATCTCATAACTCTCCCCAGTATCCTCTTCTGACATTATTGTACAGGAAACATGTAAACCGGTCTCCTTACTTTGTTCCAGTATAAAGGAGAGAAAAGCCTTTATTTCAGTTTGTTTATTCTTGGAATTCATAATCTTATATTTACTCATAATTTTCTTATTTTAAAATTTCATCAATAGATGATAAAACACTCTCCAGTCTTTCCAACTGCTCAGAGTATTTCATAAGAAGATTTTCTTCTCTTTCCGTAGCCTCCCCTCCATTGTGAATATCATTATACTTTTCGTATTTTGATTTTACACTCTTATATGCTTTCTGAAAGAACGGAAGCAATATCTTACATTCCTCTTTGGTCATACAGACCGTTATCTCGTATGGAGATGAATACGATTTTCTTGTGCTATCTATGTAACTCATATCTGTTCCGTTATTAATTACCAATCTTCCAGTTCATCTAAAGAGTACGTATCAGCACTCATTGTTTCATTAATAAATATCTCTTCCTCAATGCAATCTACACATCGTCCATCTCCTTTTAAGATTTCATCCGAAATTTCATTACAACATCTACATTTCCCGTGCTCCAATTCGTCCGAGAAGTAAGTCGTTTCTGTTATCATAATTTAATACCTTTCTATCTTATTATGATTCTGATAAATATTTTATTAAACTCTCCTTATCTCTAAAAAGTCTTTTCCCCCATTGTGGATAATTGTTTCTGGGCACACTAAATCCATCTGACAGCTTATAAACCATAAGAAAACTATCATCAGCATAGGATATTTCGATAATTATTTTGCTTATAGTCGTATGGATAATGTTATCACCGCTCAGATAGCATACGCTATCTCCTACGTTAAATTCAGTATCTATATTCATTTCTTTATTGTTATGTACTTTTACACATAGAACAAAATCTAAACCTTTTGCAATCCACAGCATTCCTGTGATATCTATCTGCGCATGCAGCAAAGAAAGTGCAGTTATGACAATCTCTTTTAAATTTTTTCTTTTTCTTTACTTTAGGATATTTCATTTTTCACTCCTTTCTTATCTATGTTAAATTATTGTCTTGCAGCAAATTCTATCAATTTAACGAGAACCGACACTGGATGTCCGTGAAACGTTTCAACTGAATCGCCACTATCTATGTTTACAATTACCCCCACAAGACTACTACGTCCAAAACCATCGGACTTACCGGGATAAAGCATTATCCCAAATTTCGCGCCGTCACGCTCAAAAGAAACCGGAAGAAGTTGGAGAAGTCTGGTTGTGGAGAAGGCACCGCAATACCCTTTTTTTTGAGATAAAACGCTATCTAATGAGTATACACCAGTCTCCAAGTTGTACGCGATATCCATCAATGATTCAGAAATACCGGCATTAATTAATATTTCGGAATCATGCGGCCCGGTTCCCATAATTTTTCTTGCGACAGGGATTCGGATGTAACAACTCCTACCGTCTATGCTTGGTCTTAAAACCTTGATTTTCATTTTATTCATTTCTATACCGTTTCGAATCAAACTAGACCAGCCCACTCATTAATCGTAGCATTCAAAGCCCCCATAACAAGCATTTTGTCACTTTCGTCATACTCCATAAGCACCTCCACTGTCCGGTCACCATTACAATCATTGTATTCCCTTCCTGTTTGAATATTGACAGGAAGACCGTTCTCGTGGACTGCTTCAAGCCATGCCTCAAGCAATCCTTTATTCATTTCTATTTTAGCACTTTTCATAATTTCTTACTTTAGCAATAACAGACGATCCATTCTTCTTTATACCAATCTCGTCCAACACCAATACATCAGGATATTTTGTCACCCATTCCGGAAAATAATTTGTTGTCAGAACAACAGTAAAATCACCTTGAAAATAATCCCCTCTGACCAACGCCTCGTAATACTGTAACTGCCATTCCGGGATGTCATCAAACACCATTACATCAACATTTGTATCAATATGTTCCAAGAAACTTTTAAGACTTGATGATCTGACATCATAAAAAACACTACGCTTGTTTTCGCACATTTGAAGTGCCAACTGAGTTTTTCCACACCGAGGAGCTCCTACTAATAATATTGCTTTCATATCATTCACAATTAAGTTTATCACATTCTTCTGGAAAAAGTTCTTCAAGAGGTTTGCCTAAATACTCAGCAATAATTTTCTTCTTTACCAACGGAGGTTCTGTCTTACCTGCAACCCAATTGTACACACTAATAGTTGATGAACACGTTAACTCAGCTATCTTTTTAATTTCTTCCACTTTCAAATTGGGAAGACTATTCACATACTCACTAAACAGCATATCTATTAATATTTTAAAGATTTATAATTCTGTTTACCGTTTAATTATTATATTTACAATGAAAATTTATCTTTCACAATGCAAATATAGAGATTTTTTCAATAAACTCAATATAGAATGTAGAATTTATTTCAAATAATTGTATGAGAATAATAGATCAGTTAGATAAATACATGAGCTTTAAAGGAATAAACGACAATCAAGTTACAAAAAAGTGTGGCTTGTCTGTGGGCTTATTAGGTAAAGCGCGGAAAGGAGAAAGTGATTTAGGCAAAAAAGCAGTAGATAAAATATTGAATTTTTATCAAGATATAAATAGAACTTGGCTTCTTACAGGAGAAGGGAATATGCTACAAGACTGCATGATTAAAAAAGAATTTCCTAGTACAGAAAAGATTGAAGTTTCAGCTGAAGCTTGGAACGTTATCAAACAACAAGCAGAAAGCCTAGCCAAGCAATCTGAAATATTAGCTTCAAAAGAAAAGCAAGTAGAAGAGTTAATCTCCCTTTTGAAAAAAGTCAATGTCCCAATGGATGGCAATGTCAAATGTGCCGCTGTAAGCGGATCAGATTTGGTGGAATAGAATATATAGTTCCTAAATATTAATGAATTTAAAAGATATGGATATAATATTGTAATACTATTGGTTAAGAGAGAAAATAATTCAAGTTTTAATGAATAAATAATATTGTAATTATGATAGAATTAAAGGCTAGACCTTTTTACATTTAAACACTAGGACGTAATTATGATGCAATATAGCAATATTATATAATAACTATAATATTTTGATATATTTTTTACCACTTTAACTACGCTCCTTAATACACTGAACATGAACGAAATAATAGGCAATAAATTAAAGAAGATTTTAAAGAGAGAAGGTATTAACGCAAAGGAATTTGGAAAAATGATAGGAAAATCAGAGCAACGCATATATCAATACTATAATGCTACAAAATTTGACTCTGATCAAATTATAGAATTCTCTAATATATTTAAAGTACCTATTGCATATTGGTTTGATGATGAAGGTTACCGACTCAATCAATCAGTCGTTGGCGATGGGAGTGCAGCCTCTATATATGGTAATGCTACCGTTGGAGTTATAGCAGACAAAGATAAAGAAATAGAGCATCTGAAACAGTTACTCAAAGAAAAAGAGAGGCTAATTCAAGTATTAATGAATAAATAA